GGTACAGTTGGTTTCTTAAAAGATATGTTTAAAACAGGACTTTTAGGAGCAGCACTTCCTTTATTGTTTGGTGCTATAGGTGGACCTGCAGCCATGGCTATTGGAGCTATGACAGGAAATCCATTTCTTATACTCATCGGTGCAATTGGTACTCTGACTGAGATGTTAGTTGCTGGAGATCTAATGGAAATATTAAGAGATCCTGATAAAACAATCGGAGATAGATTAGCGGAAATATTTTATAGAGGTGATGATAGTTTATTAGGTAGAATAAAAAAACAAGTAAAAGAAATATACGAAACATTGGTACCCGAAGATTTTAGAACACAAATAAAAGACGCTGCTTATAAATTTATTGAAGCCGTAGGTTATTTTTATGACACAGCAAAGACAGTAGCCAGATATCTTGGATTACTTCCATCTGCTTCTGAAATAATGCAAGGGGAATTAACTAGTGCTGGTTTCAACACTGCAGAAATGACATACAGCCAGGCCGCAGGATTAATGCAACAAATGGGTTTGGATCCTGCTGATAGTATTCCTGCATTTAGAGGTTTATCCGCAGATCTTTTAGGCCAACCCATAAGTGATGATTTAAGAGATACTGTATTTAATACAATAGCTGCCTCTGATCCTGCACTTTCTGAAGGATTTAGAGGTACAGGAACGGATTTAAAAGAATTAGTCAGAAGGATAAGTAATTATGAAACTCCACCCGTAGCACCAGGCCTTACACTTCAAGCAGCACTCGACCGCCAAAACGAAATTAGAGGTGATATTTCTAGAGGTGATCTTCTGAGAGGGTTAATGTTTAATCCAGTCGTGGCCCTTGCAGCAGGAGTCTTGGCTCGTCGAGAAGCAAGCGGAGAGATGCAGACACTGAATGAAATCATTCAACAACATAACGATCATAGAACAACTGTATTTAGTCAACAACCTCCTGAACCAATTGATAGATTTAATGACGCATTGATGATGACTGACTGAACAGGATTATAAAAAAAGGGAGGCCGAAGCCTCCCAATAATTAATTATCCCACTGGTCTCGCCAATCTGGAACTCTTGGAGGTTCATTCACCTGTTTTTGTCTAGGTTGTCTTTGCACCTCATTCCTTTTTGGTTCTAGTGAAATCTTTGGCTTGCTCCTTGCGGCCGTTAGACCATTCTTTATCGCTATATTCCTAAGCATCGTAGAGAATTTCTTTGATTCATCTATCTTTTTCAACTCATTAAATGCATAGTCTCCCATGATTGTGTTGATTAATGCTGAGCGATTACTACCTTTGTAATCACATATAGCGTTTAGCTGATCTAAAACATCATCAGGCATATACACTATAATTTGCGTATGACCTTTTTTAGCTGACATTAGTCCTCGGCTGCTAGTCTAGCAAAGTAGCTCATTGTATCTTCGTCGTCATTATCCACAGATTCAGCTGCTTTTGGTTGAGGAGCAGGAGCTGTCTCATCAAGTGCAACTGTTTGTTGAGTAGTCCTTGGCATTGCTTCACCAAGAACATTTGCTAGTTTGACTTTTAACTCTTCGTAAGTCTTATAATTTTTAGGATCAGTGAACTCTTTGAGATCGTACAATGTATTGTACACACCTTTTAATTGTTCATCATCACCACCTTTGAAAGGCTCAGGTGATCTAAACTCTGATTTATCATAGTTACGATAACCTTCAACTTGACGAATTTTTAATTGAAAATCAGCACCACCCCAAAAATCAAATGGATTTACTGGTTGTTCACCAGGAAATTGTGGTTGCATGATGTCCATAATTTTGTCAAAGATCTTTTTCCCAAATGTATAAAGAAAAACTTTACCTTCATTTTGTGGAGCAGAAGGATCAGAAACAACATAAACGTTTGACACATAGTGCAATCTACGTTTACGTTCTCTAACAATCTGCTTGTCTTCTTCGCGACCACTATTCCAAAGTTTTGTATTCATCTCTGAAACTGGATCTTGTTGACCTATTGAAGTGAGAGATTTCTCGATATACCACATACCAGTAGGACCTTTAAATCCATGATCCCAATATCTAACCCATGGTAACTCATTACCTTCTGGTGCTGGTAAGAATCTTAAAGCTGCATATCCATTGCCTGCTTTGTCTACTGTTGGCTTCCAAAAACGATCATCATTGTAATCTTTCTTTTCGACCTTACCTCCTCCAGCTTCTTGTGCTGCATTAAGCAACTTCTGGATTTGGTCATTATTTGTCTTTAAATTTTCAAACGACATATTTTCTCCTATATATTTTTGTATTAACTGAATTATCCACTTTATTCATAATGTTTAACCATTGTATCATAATATAATATAGATGTACATCTATCTTTTCAAGTAAATCCATGCTACGAGAACTTCTCTTGTACCACGAATTATTGGAGTTACTTGATGAAACTTCATTGCATGAAATATTATTGTTTCACCAATTTCCAATTCTGCTTTCCATGGTTGATCATCTTCACGTGACCAAACCAATAAATCACCTCCTTCTAAATCATCTGATTTATCGAGAAGAGTGATCGTACTGAATATCCTATTACTAAAAGGATCTCCATTATTCTTATTGAGGTAGTCTCTATGTTTTATAAAGTGACCACCTACCTCATACATTAGATAGTTAAATTCTCCAATGTAATGATGATCTTTGAAGAGATTAGGTCTGTGTATAGGTACAATATCAAGTATATTCTCACACACATCTGGGAAATCTAAATGACTGACTTCCTTTACCTTTGCATCTCTCAGATCTTTATATATACCTCCATCACCCTTTGTAACCTTTGCATCATGCGAACCAACAGTAGTTTTGAAATGCCTTAGATCTTCTATGGCATTTTCATCAATTACGTTTGATATTGTAAATAATGCGTCGCTCAAAATAGTGTGTTCTTTTTAGGAATAAAATTGAGGTCCATTGCCTCAGTTTCTAATTTAGATTTAATAATCGGTGTGACATATTTACGAGCATCTTCCACTTCGATCTTATTCTCTTCACAGACAAAAATGATTGCATCCATATAAGTCATTCGTCTGTATCTTACTTCTTTTTCAACCATCTCACTAAACTTCTTTTTTGTCATAAAAGGTGAATTTACCATTATGTAGCCCTCAATAATATAGTATCGTTATTTATTCTTCCATTAGCTTCACGTTTTTTCGTAGACAAAGCATCAATGGTTTGATCGATAGTTTTATCTGCTCTTCCTAAAATGATTGGAAGTATCTCTTCAGGTTTTCGTAGTGTTACCTCGATTGATGTAGGATCAAAGTTTTTTATGGTTGAACCACTTACTTCAAAGCCTACCTCACTTTTCAATATTGTCAATCGTTTATACTTCGTATTGAATGCATATAATCTATGCGATCCAACAATCAAAATAGGATTAATCGATTGTAATTTGAAATCACTATCTGCATTTTTGTATTTCATTTTTGAAACTTGTTTGTCTGCAGATTTGACAGTTTGCTTTCTAACTTTTCTTTGCATAATCGACGTATGCTTAATTCTTTCTAAGTCTTGTAGCATTGTTTCAAAAATCTTAATTCTTTTCTTTTTCTCTTTTGTTGGTACGTGTGAATATGATTCTACCATAAAATCATCTGTTTTATCGAGAGCAGCTTTGTATTGCTCATAGTCTTGAGTGATCCAATCTTTGACTTGCTTTGTGGCTTGTCCTTTCAAACCATTTACTAAGAATACGTTATAAAGATCTATATCATACTCTTCATCTTTTATCCATGCATCATACAACTTATCGATTTCAACAAGTACAGTATCATTGACTTTCTGTGCAAGTCTTTCTGCTACAGAGATAACTTCTCTATCTGCAGTTTCTTTTTTAGGTGGAGTATGATTGATTTGAGATTCGTAGTTAGCACTCTGTAACTTCTTTGGAATATATTCATTACGAATATAATTGAGTGCCTCTTCGAACCTTTCATTTGTTTCCAAACCAGTATTCAACCAAAAGATTGTAGCAGCAACATCACTTGCTCTGAAATAATCATCGCTCAAAGAAAAGAGAGTTTGTACTTCTTTCTTTTTATAGCTTTTCTTAATATAATCTTTGATGATTTTAGTTTTATCTTTTGAATCAATCTCTTCAAAGAAGTGATATCTACATTTTTCAAAACTATCAAGAGGAACTGCAGCTAATCCTGTTCGTCTCTTTGCTCTTGTTTTAGTTTTTCTTCTTGCCATTATTGAAATACCTCATACGTTATGTCTAAGTACTTTCTATTTATCCAGTAAAGATTGTGTAAGAAATCTTCAAGCATGTATGCCTCATGTTCCCAAGGTTGTTGACGATAAGATGCATGCTTATAATCCTTCTTTCCATAGATATAGTTTCTATCGTTTATCTCACCTCGTATAAATTGTTTAGCATGAACCAATTCATGTGCAAGAGTCTTTGCAAGATCATTAATTGGAATAAGTCCACCATGATTATCATGACTTCTACACATCTCAATCGTTACTTCATTACGATCACCAACACAATAACCTAAGTCAGTTTGTTTCCTTACAAGTCTAAGATGTATGTCAATTTCTCGTTTTAATTTGCCTTTAAAGAAATGATTCAACACATCTCTTACGTATTGTTCGAATCTTTCTTGTTGTGGCCATCTACCTTCAAAAAATATATTCATTACCACGCACTCAAGTTAGGTTTACTTCTCTCTTCTACTTCTCTTTCAAGTTCAGTCCAAAGATTGTATAGTTTTGTAGTATTCTTTTCTCGTTTGAGAATAATATCTACAAGCGTTTTTAAAGTT